AACATTACAACACACACCATACACTACCCTACCCACAATGTATATTGTGCGACACGAGTGTAATACCACCAATATTGTTAAATTTATTGTTGATATATAAGGGTTATATGCATGTTTAGGGTATATAACAACATAAGGGGGGGGTATAAACAAAGTTCAATGGTGTAGTAGATGTATGGGGGAACTCCTCCACACATACTAAAATAGTATTTATATTACAAAATAGATTATAATTAAGTCAATGGTGAATACTGCCTAAATGAAAAAGGGTTATGTAAGTGAATATGAAAAGTTAGGGAAATCTCTTTTAGAAGGTAAGGTTATTTCTGAGATTGTTTTAAGAGGAAAGAAATATAAATTTGACTATACTAAGGATGAGTTTTTGGAAGTTGCCACTAAAAGTGGTTGGGATGTTGATTTTGCAGAAGAATGTGCCGTTAAGTATGAGGAAGCTAAAAGTGATGGTAATTCTGTTCAAAGTAGATTTATTTCTGACTTTACTAGTGATTTCTGTTTAAATAGCGGAGGATTCGGTTCTGGTAAATCTTTAGCTTTGTATATTAAGATGATTCTGTTGTGTAAATGTTTTCCAGGTAATAGAGTTCTCATGGGAAGAAAAACTTTAAGTGATATTGATAGAGCAGTTCTACCAGAGTTATTTGAATTAATGCCTCCTACTTGGTATGAGTATCGTGTTAAAGATGGTTTGATTAATTTTACAAATGGTTCACAGATTATTTTATTTGGATTGGATGCTATGCAAAGCGGAAGCGTAGCTGATATTAAAAAAGCGCAGCAGAAATTAAAATCTTTAAACCTTGGAGCTTATTTTATTGACCAGCTTGAAGAAGTTGAATACGAAGTATTTGAAGTTCTTAATTCTCGTTTAAGAAGAACTGATGTTCCTTTTAGACAAGGTAATATGGACTGCAATCCTGCTAACTTCTGGGCTTATCATCAATTTAAAATGAAAGAAATGTGGAATGGAGAAGCGTGGGTTCCTTGTCCTGATTCTAAATCCACTTTATTTGAATCAAGTATGTTGCAGAATCCTCATCTTCCAGGAGATTACATTCGCAAACAAAGAAACATGGGTAAAGATTATTACGATAGATTTGTCTTAGGTTTGTGGGACACTTCTACTCTTTTAAAAGGTTCTGTTTTTGCAAAAGAACATATTGCTTTTCTTAGAAGAATGGTAAAGGTTCCTATTATCGTTGAAGAAGGCTGTCAGATATGGCAACAACCCAAGAATGGAAGTGAATATCGTATGGGAGTTGACCCTTCTGAAGGTATTGTTGACCCTTCTTCCATTACAGTTGTGGATTTATACGGACATAAAGTGGCTAAGTTTAATGGAATGATTACTATTCAAGGTTTAGCTGACAAAGTCAAGTTCCTATTCTACAAATACAAGAGACCTCTGATAATTCCTGAATCTAACAATGCAGGAACTGCTCTTATTAGAGAAATTAGAGACTTAAGAGTCTATAAGCGTAAGAATATGGATGAAAAATGGGATAAACAAACAGAGAAACTTGGTTTTAGAACTTCTTGGCAAAGCAAACAACTTCTTATTTCTCACTTTCAAAATCTATTAAGAGCCAAAGTAGTTAGAATTTATGATGAAAAGACTATAGATGAGATGAATACTTTCCTATGGAACGATGATGCTACGCAAAAAGGCGCAGGCGCGGCTAGAGGTTTCCATGACGATGATATTATGTCCACAATGCTTGCTTTCTTTGAATGGACTCCAAAGAAAACAGAAGAATTATTTGCCGTAGAAGTTGCTCCTAAGATGGTTAGAAAATTTCAGTATGCTTAATGCTTGCTTGTGGTATAGTAAAAATGGTATAATTAAAACATTATTAGAAATAATTTATAAAATAAACACATGGCTACAAAAAAAGCAATAGAAAAAAAAGAAGTGAAGAAAAAAGTGGTAGAAGTAGTTGAAGTTGTGAAAGAAGAGTTCGACCCTTCATTACCAGAAAATAAGCAACGTTGGTTGCGTACATAAAAAATAAATGAATTTAAAACAATTAAATCAGGAAATAGAAAATTTTAAAACAAAACAAATTTCGATTGTTCCAGGTTTAACTTTCAATCAATATGATATGCTTAATAGAATTTATTTCTATTATCATTCTAAATTTCAAACAGGTGAAATAGATGAAGATGGAGACAAGAAATACTTTTTCAATATCGTAAAGAATCCTTGTAAAGTTTTTTCTAAAGCAATTGATTTTGATACAAAAAATATTCGTCTTCTTACTACAGGTGGTGGCGACCCTTTGAAGACTTGGTTCATGGAAAGAGATTTGAAGTATTGGATGCGAGATAAACAATTTGGGAAAGTTCTTAATCGTATCTTTAAAGAATTGCCAATGTTCGGTTCAGTAGTTCTCAAAATAATAGATGGAGAAGTTTATTTTGTTGACTTAAGAAATTTTGTACTTGAACAGCAAGCAGATACTTTAGAAAAGTCTAATTATTTAATTGAAATACATAATTATACTCCAACAGAATTTCGTAAAGTTGCGAAGCAAATGAAATGGGATGGAGATAAGGTAAATGAAACAGTAGAACTTTTTAGAAAAATGAAAGACACTTCCCATATTAGAGTTTTTGAAAGATACGGAGATGTGGAAGAAATAACAGATGGCGCGCCAAATGGAAAATGGACTTATCGCAGAGAATTTTGGGCAGATGTTGGAGTAGAAGAATATGACCAATGGAATAAATTAGCTGCTCCAAAGAAAGGAGTGCAACTTTCTTCAGACGAATGGACTCCAGAAAAAACAGCACAAACTTATTGGGAATTTCATACAGACAAAATGGGAGGAAGATGGTTAGGGCTTGGAGTTGTAGAAACTTTAGTTGAACCGCAAATAAAACAAAACGAAATTGCAAATCAGCAAAGTAAAACTTCTTACTGGGCTTCTCTTCGTTTATTCTTTTCACAAGACCCTAAGATGTCAGGCAACTTGTTGACAGAAAAAAGAAATGGAGAAGTTATCACAGGAGATGCCGCAATTACACAGATTGATATGTCAGATAGAAATCTTGCTTTCTTTAATCAAGAAACGCAGAAATGGCTTTCCAATAGAGATGAACTCACTTTCTCTTATGATGTAGTTCAAGGTGAACGTCTTCCCGCAGGAACGCCACTAGGTTCTGCGCAACTTGCAATAACGCAAACTCTTTCTTACTTTGAAGGAATCCAAGAAGAGGTAGCTCTTTCAATTAAAGAAATGCTTTATGAAGTTATTATTCCGCAATTTGAAAAAGAACAATCAGTAGAACACACGTTGAGATTAGTCGGACAAGACCTTGATAAATATGTTGAGATGGTTAAGAACCAAATGGTCTTTGAAGAATTAATTCGAATGATTGTGGATAAGAATGCTCCATTTCCAACAAATGAAGATAGAGATGCAATAGGGATTGCAATTGCAGAAAGTATCAAACAAGGCAAGGAAAAGATTCTCACGGTACCAAAAGGATATTACAAAGATTTGAAGTATGATGTTGATATAGACATTACAGGCGAAAGTATTGATACAAGAGTTCGCCAAGCAACTATATTCTCAATTCTACAAGCAGTAACTGCAGACCCAACTATGACGCAAGACCCTATTAAGAGAAAGATACTTTATATGATGATGGAAAATGGAGGAATTTCACCTGACGATATATTTGATGTAGAAACAAAAGATATAGAAGATGTTATGGCACAGAAAGGTGCAGGAGGGGGCGTATCTGCACCAGCATTAGGAGCTAAGATACCAGGTATGGCTGGGCAAACAATGTGATTATAGAACAACGAATACAAGATGGTTTAAAGCAGATTAAAGAATCCCCACAAGGACATGCGCTTGTCAGTTATCTTGAACAGGCGAAACAAGAAATGAATAATATAAAGAGTATTGAGAGTTGGGAGGAAGTTCTTGGAAGAAAATTCGCTCTAAAGGTAATTGATGATTTATTTATTTTTATGGAAGACAAAAAGGTCGAAGTTAAAAGCAAAAATCAGTATATATAAATTATGGATGAAGAAAAAAAAGAGGGGACAGAACAAGAATCGACAGAGACAACTGGCACAGAATCAACTCCAGAAGTTGGAGAAAGTTCAGGAACTGAGTAGGTTTGAAAGAGTTATGTTTCTCTTTAAAAAAATAGCATTATTATGGCGTATCGTTCGCCGACCAAAATAAACGTTTAACCATTTATTGTTTTATGGAAAATGAAAACATAGAACCGCAAGTAGAGGAAGAAATTCCTGCGGTGGAAGAAACTACAGAAGAGGTACAGGAAACTCCAGAGGAAACTCCAGAGGAAAGTGTAACTCTATCAAAGACGGATTATAATAAATTGAATCGTAAAGCTATTGCTTACGAAGCAAATAAAAAGAATCCACCCAAGGATAATCCTACAGATTCTATTGACCTGATTAAATTAGGCAAGAAACTGCAAGATTATTCTGACGAAGAACTCGACTTCGTAACCGAGTTTGCAAAATCTAAAAAGCTCGAAGATATTCTGAAGGCATTAGACAATCAATTTGTACAACAAGGTATTATTTCTTTACGAGAAAAGGTCGAAAAAGAAAAAATAGCACTCAAACCTTCTTCTACACAGTCTGAATCTGATAGTCCAAAAACTCTGCACGAAAGATTAACTAACGCTTCATTAGAAGAAAAGGAAAAGATTTTGGCAGAGATAGGAGCTTATAAATCTCCTAGACCAAAAAGTGAAAGACAACAAATAGATAAAGGAATGAGATACTAATATGACGCAAGTTATATCAAATGATGTTAGTGCGATATCCCCAGAATTATGGTCAACCATGGTTCAGGTTCCTTTGTATAAGTCATTGGTGGCTCTCGACGTAGCGAATATGAAATTATCAAGCGAGTTAAAATACGCTGATACTATCCACGTTCCTTACTTTGGAGATTTATCAGTTGCTACTTATACTCCAGGAACTACGCTTACAGCAACTGCTCAAGACTGGGCTTACGATACATTGGTTGTTTCAGCTTACAAAGCCGTTACGTTTTACGTTGACGATGCTAGAGCTCTAACACTCAATATAGACCAAGCTCGTGAATTGACGACAGAAGCTGCGTATCAGTTGAAGAATACTATCGATACCGATGTTTTCAAAAACATTACTGGTGCCGATGGATTTACTGCAGCTGATGCTGCTGACCTTATTGGTGGGACAAACGCATACCCTGTTTCTGCAGGCTCTGCAAACATTATAAATATCTTTGCTGGTGCGCGAAAAATGCTCCGCAAAGCTAATGTTGAAGAGACTGGAGACTGGTGTGCAATTGTTACTCCAAAGATTGCTTCTGACATTGAGAAGAAAGCAACTTCTGTTGGTTACAATGTAGCAGATGCTACCTTGAGGAATGGTTATGTCGGAGATTTTATGGGCTTCCAAGTCTATATTTCCAACAACCTTCCTACAGGAAAGTGTACTGCTCTTGCTCCAACAGCAGGTGTTACCGCAGCAGCTTTGTCTGCAACGACATGTGGCTCTATTTACTTCGGTAAAAAGGGTACAATCGATGTTGCAATGTTGGCTGCGCCAAGACTACGAGTTACTCCTAAGGACGATATGATTGGTTCGAATTACATTACTTGGACTGTTTACGGCTCAAGTGCATTCACCAAGAATCGCCTACGCGGATTAAACGTTGTTGTTGGTTCTGCATACTACTCATAGTAGTTGTTTGTGCCTTTCTTGCTTCCATTCCTCAACGAGGAAAACAAGTTAGGCACAATTGAGGAAATAACTATTTGATATAACTTGTATTAAAAATATGATACATAAATTTTATCGTTGGAAAGCTAAAAGAAAACAGATTCAGCATGATTTATATCTTGCCGAATTGAATAAATTATTAGAAGAGTATGAAACTCATAAAATTCTTAATACCGAACTGTCTTCTGTCGCATTGGAAGATGCAAGAAAAGAATTGACAAAAAATCAAATGGAATACAAAGCGAGAATTAATAGAGCTAAGTTTTTTAAATCAATATGAAAATTTTAATGGTAGAAGATACGATTCTCTCTTTTCAAAGCGGAATTTGGTTGCATAGAAGTGAAATACCAACCAGAGCTTTAATGAAGAGAGGACACCAAGTAAAACAAGTTGCAATTGGGGTGAAATTTCAAGATGAGTTGATGGATTGGTGCGATGTTGTAATTTTTGGTAGAGCATACAATCAAACTTACGACCCAGTAAGTTCAATGAAAGAGTTCAAAAAAAGAGGAAAAAAAGTTATTTATGATTTAGACGACGACTATTGGAATGTACCAAAAGACAATCCTTCCTTTAAAGTTTCTACTGCGTTTAAAGACCAGTATGAAGGAATGATAAAGGAAGCTGATGTTGTAATCACTCCAAGTCCAGTGCTGGCTAAAAAATT